AAGACTATTTCAAGAAAGGAACTCGTTCTGAAAATGCTTCAGAAGATTGACCAACGTCTTGAGGATGGGGACTGGACCCCAGACGAAATGGTCAAAGCTGCCTCGGCTATTGAGAAACTCGACAAATCCACCAACGCCGTCACTGTCATTGAGGTTATGACCGCTTTCAACAAGTGGATCCGCAACCGCGCTCAATACGACCCGGCACTCACACAGGAAACCGTCGATACCATCACCAAATACCAGGACGCATACATTTCCGAAATACTCAGCTCAGCAAAGATTGATTACTAAAGATGGCCGACGCTGTAAAATCCGAAGCATATAAAGAATGGTTGCGCATACGCGACTCCATACTTAGCTCCACCACAGTCAACCCCAACGAGACTAAAGCGGAACAGAGAAAACGTATCAAGTATCTCCTCAAGAACTATAACGAATTCGTCCAGTACTATTTCCCACACTATTGTGTAGACCAAGCCACAGGGGAACCAGTTCCATGTGCTCCTTTCCATACCAAGGCAGCAAATGAGATACTGGCAAACCGCACCCTGAAAGCTGTATTTAAATGGGCTCGTGGCCACGCCAAAAGTACCCACATGGATGTTTCTATACCTATGTGGCTTAAGGGCCAGTCTTTTGAATCTAAGGTTCGGCAGATTAATACCATGGTATTGGTTGGCAAAAGTCTGGACGATGCAGAACTCCTCCTTGCCGACCTTCAGGCGGAATTGCAGTTCAACAAACGGTATATCCACGACTTCGGCCAACAGGTCACAAGCAACAAATGGTCTGCTGACCATTTCGTGACACGCGACGGTGTCTCTTTCCACGCCCTTGGACGCGGGCAGTCACCCCGTGGCCTACGTGAGCGTCAGAACCGCCCGGATTATATTGTCATCGACGACCTCGACGACGATGAACTCTGCGAAAACGACAGCCGCGTGAGGAAGGTGACATATTGGGTCAAAGAAGCCCTGTTCGGCTGCTTCGGTGCTGCTGGCGGTCGTTTCATTATGGTGGGCAACCTCATCAGTAAAACGTCTGTTCTGGCCAACATCTGCAAAATTAAATCTGTCAAGGTGTCCCAGGTCAATATCCTCAAAGCTAACGGGGAACCTTCCTGGCCGGAATACTGGACCAAAGAACGCATTGAAGAGGTTCGTGAATTCCAAGGCTACCGCTCTTTCCAAAAGGAGTATATGAACAACCCCATCAAGGAGGGGGCCGTATTCAAACAAGAGTGGATACGATGGAAGAAAATGCTACCATGGAGAGAATATACAGACCTGGTTCTGTACATTGACCCGTCGTTCAAACCCACCACAAAAAATGACTATAAAGCCGCCAAGCTATGGGGCAAGACCCGCAACGGGGAACTACACCAACTCCGATGCTTCTGTAGGCAATGCACGGTGGGCGAACTTGTCAGATGGCTGTACGACCTTTATGAGGAAATGCTTGAATTGGACGTGGCTGTTCTTTATTATATGGAGGCCAACTTTATGCAGGACACACTACTTGACGAATTCGACGAAGAGGGCGAATATCGAGGCCATGTCCTGCCACTAACCCCCGACAAACGGCAAAAGCCCGATAAATATCAGCGAATAGAATCAATATCCCCACTATGGGAGCGCGGGAAGGTATTCTATAACTCAGATTACAAAGAAGACCCCGATTGGGAAGCAGGTCTGGCTCAAACAATAGCCTTTGAGAAAGGTACTAATGCTCACGACGACTCTCCTGATGCCGACGAAGGGGCTATCTATAAGTTGCAAAAAAGCACCCGGGTTTCTAAGTTCAAACCGCGCGTTGGAAAAACAAGAAACAGTAAATACATCTGGTAATATGAATTTCCTGACAATAGAAGATTTCAAGACCGTCTGCGACCCGCAGACCCTAACCGTAATCAACCAGGACGACACCACCAACCTTGACCGAGCAGAACGCTACGCAATCGAGGAGGTTTCGTCTTATCTGCGCACTCGTTATGATGTGGGCACGGCTTTCTCCAGGACAGGGGACCAGCGCAATGGCTTCCTCGTTATGATTGTTGCCGACGTGGCTTTGTACCACCTTGTATCCTGGCTTCCCAAGCGCATAGGCTTCGAAATCCGCGAGACACGCTACAACCAGGCCATCGCATGGCTCAAAGACGTACAGTCTGGCAAGGCAACCCCAGACCTGCCAACTCCCACCGACCCCACCACAGGGCAGGAAACTTCACAGCCGGTTCGCTATGGTGGCTGGGGCAAGTCCGAGTATCAATATTGATTTAATCACCGTTTAATCGCAATTTATATGGCTCTTAAAGATATATTTTCCCGCTTTGTCGGGCAGCCGACTGTGAATCTCAAACAGCCCTCGGCACAGCAACGCCAAATGGTCATTGACCTCTTCCAGCAGACCGAACGTCTCACACAGAAAGATGTCGCCAACTGGCGTATGGCATGGCAACGTGCCATCGATGTGGATAACCCCAAGCGCCTGATGCTTTACAATGTCTATACCGATGTGGAGATTGACCCGCACCTCACCGGCTGCATCGCCCAGCGCAAGGGCTTCGCCACCAAACGAGCGTTCCGTCTTGTTGACAAAGATGGCAAAGAAAACCTCGACATTACAAAGCTATTTGAGCAGGAATGGTTCGACGACTTCTGCTCCATGGTGCTCGACAGCCGGTTCTATGGGCACTCCCTGATGCAGTTTGGCGGTCCCATATCGGTTGACGGTACTATGCGTTTTGATAGCATAGAAGTTGTACCTCGTCAACATGTGGTGCCTGAATACGGCTCAATCATTCGCGACCAGAACGACGATGCCCGCAACGGCCTCTCTTATCGAGAGGGCAAACTTGCCGAATGGGTCATTGAGGCCGGCAAGTCCCGCGACCTCGGCCTGTTCCTGAAATGCTCAACCAACGCACTCTCCAAAAAGAATATGCTTGCTTTCTGGGACGGCTTTGGCGAAATCTTCGGTATGCCCATCCGAATAGCAAAGACCACCTCGCAGAACCAGAAGGACATCGACCGCGTCGAGGATATGCTTCGCTCTATGGGTGCAGCCTTCTGGGGCGTGTTCCAGGAGGGCACAGAGATTGACATCAAGGAAAGCTCTCGTGGGGACGCCTACAACGTATATGACCGCCGTATCGACCGCGCCAACTCCGAAATGTCTAAGTGCATCCTCAACCAGACTATGACCATTGACAGTGGCAGCTCACTATCCCAATCGGAAGTCCACCTCGATGTGCTGGAGAATGTAATCAGTGCGGACGAGAAGTTCCTGTGCAATATGGTCAATAACCGGCTCATCCCCTTCATGGCGCGCCACGGCTTCCCCGTCGAGGGCTACCGCTTTGTGTGGGACGACACCCCGACCTACACCCCGGAACAGATTCGCCAGACCGAGCAGATGTTGCTCAACGGTGGCTACGACATCGACCCGCAGTATTTCATCGACAAATACTCAATCCCCATCACCGGCAAATCCGAACCCAACACTGACCGTTTTTTCGAGTAGGGGCGGTTCGACCGCCCACTCCCAACTATAGAGGCTTCCACAAAGCTCTCGCTGACCTCTACAGTGAACCCCAACTGCTCACTCTCGCAAGTAAGCATATCCCTGACTTTTCAGATGACATCTGGAACCGCCTGGTGCAGCACATCTATGTCGCCCGTGGTTTCGAGCCTGAAATGATAGCCGATGCCGATATTTATGCCGCCATTGAAGAGACGTGCCGTATATTGTCTGAGGGTGTCGATAGTGCTATCAAACGCGAGGTGCCGCAGGAACTCATAGACCACTTGCACGACAGCACATTCCTTTTCTCGGGTTTCAAGACATACCACGAAGCCCGCGAAGTCTCTGCCAGACTACTTGACACCGAGACCGGCACCTTCAAGACTTTCGACAAATTCTATGAGGAGGTGCGTTCCATCCACGAACGCTACAACCAGAACTATCTCCGGGCAGAGTATAATTTCGCAGTTCAGTCCACCCAAATGGCTGTCCGCTGGCATAAGTTCGAGCAGGACGGCGACCGCTACCTTCTACAGTATCGAACCGCCAACGATGGCCTTGTGCGTCCGGAACACCAGGCACTACACAATACCACCCTCCCCATCGGCGACCCGTTTTGGAACGACTACACCCCACCGCTCGGCTGGAACTGCCGTTGCACAGTGGTCCAGGTTCGCCGTGGCAAGTACCCCGAAAGCGACTCGGCTGCCGCCATTCGTGCCGGCGAAGAGGCCACCGCAAAACCCAAGCTGCAGATATTCCGCTTCAACCCCGGTAAGACCCTGAGCGTATTCCCTCCCAAGCACCCTTATTTCAAGGCACCCAGAAAAGTGAAGCAGCTGCTTGACCCCGTTGAAAAAAGAGTCCAAAAGATGGTGAAGGAACTCCCATCAAACTTAACCGAGGAACAGAAACAGGCTATTGCAAAGCACAATATTGAATTGGAGAACCAGCTTGGCATTGCCAAAGGCAAACGCATGACTATGGATGAAGCGGACAAACAATCTGCGAACCCGCACCGGGGGAAGGAGAAGGGTTATAGCATCAACTGCCAGACATGCGCCCCGGCCTATGCCCTACGAATTCACGGCTTCAACGTTACTGCTAAATCAAACAAGAAAGGTACCAAACTGGATTACCTCAGCCGTGGATATAACGTGTGGGAGGCATGGAAAAACACCGACGGAACGAAAGCCAAACACTATGCCACCACAGACTGGATGGCGGCCAAAGGGTACAAATTAATGAACCCGCAACGCTATCGGGATTTCTTTGAGGAGACTTGCAAAGACACCGGTATCTATGAGCTGTCTATTGGATGGAAGGGGGGCGGTGGCCATGCCACAATTCTACAAAGACTCGAGGACGGCAGGCTGCTATACATTGAACCACAACACGACAACAGTTCAGACCGTTCTTTGGATTATTTGTGTAAAAATGGGGAAGGGAAGCCTCACGGATGCCGTGGCATTATGAGAATAGACGACAAACTATTCAACACCGACTTCATCGAAATTTTCGACAAATAAATTGATTATCTCTAATGCTTCTGGCCCGTCAATTTCGTCAACACTATTGTTTGAATTAAGTAAATAGACAAATGGAAAACCCAAATCAACAGGCTCGTCAAAATGATAGCAATAAGCACCCTTGCCCTCGTGTTCGCCAAGGTATTCAATGTGCCCGGCATAGTCTTTGCACCAGCTGGCCATTGCACTTTGTATGGGTTTAGGTATGCTCATAATCGACTGCAAAAGTACAAACATTTTTCCAATTGGCAAAAAAAAATTTCTAATGTCCGATGTAAAAAGCCTTTGGCAACATATTCTCCACGACATTCAGGTGGAACTCACCGAAGAATTTGACCGCAATTTTGAGCGTAAGGCTTTCTTCGACCGCCCTTGGCGCCCTCGCCGCAGTGAGCGTTCCGGACGTGGCTCCCTGATGAATGTTACGGGCAAGCTGCGCCGCTCGATCCTACCCGAGGAAAACTCCACCAACGGCACAGTAACATGGACCTCCTCGGAACCATACGCCGACATCCAGAACAACGGCGGTACCATCACCGTCACCAAAGCAATGAAGGCCCACGCCTGGAAGGAATACTACAAACTCGTCCCACATATCCAGTACACCAGGAGCGGTGCGCTCTCCCACCGCAAGCAGAACCTCGCCATAGCTGCCGAGGCCGAAATGTGGAAAGCCATCGCCCTGATGAAACCTGGCTCCCAAATTGAAATACCCCAACGTCAGTTCATCGGCGACCACCCACAAGTAAGGGAATCCATCGCCAAGGTCTTCTCCGACAATGCCGACGAGCTTGCCAGCACAGTTTCCGAAATCCTTAAAAAGCACATAAAATGAGAAAAATAATCTATCAGACCATCGAAAACGCCCTCCTCTCTATCCTCGACGAGAACCAACAGCCTGTCATCAACCATGTCAGCCTTTGGAACAACCAGCTGCTTTATGCAGAAGAGGAACAACCTTTCAACACCCCGGCGGTCTTTATCGAGTTCCGCGACATCCCGTGGAACATCCTGCCCCATGGCCGCCGTGAAGCCTTGGTTACTGTCCTCCTCCATGTGGTTACAGACTCGCGTCTGGGTCGATGGTCCGAGGCCGTGGAGGTGTTCGACCTCCTCGACCAAATCAACGCCGCGCTCCACGGCCTGACTTATTCCGACGAAAACGGAAACGCAATGGATTCCCTCACTTGCACACTGTCATCCACCGACAGCAGCTTTGATGAACTCCAGGACAACATTGAGAGCTACACCACCCACGTCACCGACACCTCCCCCATGCGTCGTTATACCCTTACGGGAACACCCCCGGAAATTGAAATTACGGCCTCTGTCGCGCTATCGGAG